CTCGAAGTTGATCGGGCCAGCGATTGTCCGTCAACTTCAACGGCCCAGCATGAAACTTCACACCTAGAATGTTTAGTTCCTTACCGAGCAACAAGTACGTCATTCTTCGTCCTCCAAGGGACTGCCGTAATCTCCTAGGGAGTTAGTCGCCTAATCCCCTAGGAGTGAACGTCCGTTTTACAGGTTGTGACTCGAAACCCACATGATCTTGAGAGCGTGGCTACTCGAATTGTGGGGCGAAGTCGCGAGCGAGAATCCACCATTCGTGCTGCCACCAGTCAAGTCAGCCGCCGCATGTGCCGCGACAACCGTTCCATCGTTGGGATATGCAACCTTGACGTAGTCAGTCGGACCTAGAGGCCCACCAGCCACGCCGGAGTCACCGACATTGCTCGTCAACTGACGGTAGCTGTCCTCAACCAACTGCTCGACCTGATTCCGAGTCGTGGTGATTACCGCGTTCACGTCGGTGTCAAGGTGAATCTGAATGAGAACCTTGTTCGCCGCCGTGACGGTCACGGTAAGGTATGAGGTGGCATTCGCCATACCAGGGTCAACGTACTGAATGCTGATCACCCGGCCATCGGGATCGTCAGACTGCGGGAACCGCTCGGTCCAGACAAGACCCTCGGCGTCAGTCAACGTATTCGGCGTTGCGCCATGCTGACTAGCATCCGCACCATTCTGAAGAGCAGTCGCCGACATGGTACCAACGTAACTCACGCCAGAACCATTCGCGATTGTCACGTCTACCAGGTCAGCCGCCCGAGGATGTCCCGGAGCGTCAGCCTGTTGGAGAACAGCCTCACGCACGGCGTTCGCGCTGTTCGGGCCGCTCGGCGTGGTCGTATCCACCATACCGCTGGTGTTCAACGCGAGATGCACGTTGATTGTAACTGTCCCGTCAGCGTTGTTGTCCACCGTCACTTTGATCGGCTGAGCGAAACCGGCATCGGACTGAACTTGATCGTTGACATACGCAACCTTGATCAAGTTGCCCTTCGCGCCAGCCTCGCGGGCCGTAAAGGTGATTCGAGCATTCGAAGAGCCGTACTCTCGCGACGCGGCAACAGCGAGGTTGATCTGAGCCCCGACATCAACAAGGTCTTGCATGTCGAGTACAGAGACGATGATGTCGTCTGCACGAAGATTCGGAACAGAAACGGCGCTGTAGGCGTCGGCGTCCGCGATAGTCTCGCGGAGATTGATGCCCTTACCCTGAAGGATGCGACGGAGTTTGCGGATGTTGTTGGTGAGAATCACGTTTTTTCTCCTGTTTCGTCCCTACACGCTCCGGGTTTCCCCGGAGCGGCAGAAACAGTTCACTTCAACGTGGCTCGTTAGTTCGAGCCGAGGGCGATGTTGTACGCCAGAATCCCGAAGGCCGGGTCAGCGTACTTGGCATCTACACGAAGACTCGGGAGGAAGCTGGTCGCACCCTCACGAGGATCGCGCCAACGCTCCACGCGGATTCGACGATGCCAACCCACGTACAGGTTGAGCGGATGAGTCAGGATCGCGAAGTTGTCGTAGTTCACTTCCGCGCCAGCGACCGTGCTCACGCCGGTCATCAAAGGCACCGGCACCACCGGAATACCCCGGAAGGCCAGCTTCAGCCTAAGATTCTCGATGACGTTCGTGTCACCTAGTGGTGTACCACGAGCAGCCAGTTCACCCTGGTAGCCATCACCGTGCTTCACCGGGACGTAGAGCCGCAAAGCAGTCACGTCACGACGATACCTGGCAGGCAGCTTCGTGACCATCTGCCGGAACAACTGATCGTAAGAATCGAAGCTGGTCGCATCGATCTTCTGAGCAGCCGGGAGACTCGTCTGAAGCTGTTTGATCGAACCGTCGAACTGCGACAGGACCGGGAAATCCGCACCGTCCGCTGACGTACGAGCCGAGTCGGACTTGATCACGAACTCTTCGATATCACGGCCAACCGCCTCAGCGATCATGACCATGATCGTGTCCGCGAGCGCATCACGTTCGATGTTGTCTTCGAACATCTCGTCGGAGACTGGCACTTCACCCTTGAAGAGGTTGGTGCTCAAAGTGACGAGCCCGGTAAGCGGCTTCACGCGATCCCCAGGAGCGAGTCGAGTCGCCTCGACACCGGCCCGGAGGATACGGTTGCCGAACGAAATCCGGGGAACCTCGAACTTCGGCGAGAGCGAAGTTTGGTTGTTGCTCTCTTTCAGGAGAATGCTCTCATCGATCAGCACGCGAAGGAACTCGCGAGCCTGTTGCGGCGAAAGTAACCCACCGCCAGCCGGAGCCGTGATGTCGGGGGTCGTCCAGGTCGCCTTTTCGAGCCACCGTCCGATCTGCATTGTCGTGTCCTTTCCTTTTCTTCGTCAGGTCGCTCTTATCGAGCGCCCCCGAAAACGATATCCTGATAGGACTCACCGAAACGGTAGCCCTCACTCTTCCGAATCTGCCGCTGCTCAGGAGTCATGACCTGCTTGCTCTCGGGTTTCTTCTCGATCTTCTCTTCGGTCTTCTCGACCTTCACAGTAGGAGTCGAAACCTTCTTCACGCCGTCCTCGATACCCTTTGCAACCGCGTCGGCGATCATCTTCGCCATCGCTTTGCCAGCCGGAGCACCAGGCGCGGTCCACGGGGTGTCCGTCATGTTGCCGCCGTGTTCCTTCGAAGAAGCCTCATCGTCAACCATCGGCGCCTGCTCTTTCACCATCGGAGCCGCGTACTGCAACTTCTTCTCGCCATCCGCCATCTTCACCGAGAACTGCACGCGACCGACCATCGAGCCGGGCATGCTGCGAGGAGTGAAGTTCGCATCGATGTTCTCGTCGGCAGGACCACGCTGATTCACGTCCGGCTCGCTGAACTCGTACGGCTGAGTCGGAACCGCTTTGCTCACGAACACCGGCTCCGCACCCATGATTTGAGCAAGACCGTTCACCGCGATTGCGGTAGACTTGCTCACCTTGCCGGCAGCATCCTTGCGGAGTGCTTTGAGCAGCATGTCCGCAGCAGTCGCCACAGCGGCATAGTTCTTCATGAGAAGCGAAAGCTGATCCTTGGAAATCGTCTCGGCCATGATCTGTTCTCCTTTTTCTGACTTGAACAGTGCGAAGGCTCGACCTGTGGCGGGACGGTCAACGCCGTCCACTCGCTCCACGTCCAGGTCCTTCAACTCGGTTGCCAATCCCTTGCGGGTCGCCACATCGTTCTCCGTGTTGGCCTCGGCACTGGTGCTCGTGGCACTACTCGTCGGGGCGGGTTGTGTACCCTATGATTCTATTGTACCACATGTACGGCATACAGCCGTTTAGTGGTCTTGAAGCCCTTGTAATGCAGTCCCGAAAGCGTTCAGCGAGAACATGTTTAGTGCTTTGCATCGGCGACACTTCATCTCGATCACACCAAGGTCCGCCGTCTTCATTCCCGCGCCGGCAATCGGCATTATTGCAGGTGGACGGAACACGAAAAGAAGTTTCCCACACCGTGTTCCAAACTCGTTTACTCCTGTGCAGTTGTAAAGGACGGGATCAGCCTGGCCCATTACTCAGTCGCCGTACGTCCGTGCAGGTGCGCGAGGTACTGCGACAGATCACCACTTCCGTTTCCCGTAACGTCGAGTCCGCCGGGACCGACATGGCGCCACGAGCCGTCAGGACCAATCTGCAACGTATGCCCCGGCATAGCTCCGTGTGTATTGTCTTGCCGTCCGCTTCGAAGATCACCGCTCTGCGCCCATCCGTGCTGACGCGCGGCCATCACTGATTGAGCAGCATTTCCACCCGGAGCAGCGCCAACGTTGCGTGCGCGTGACTCAGCCGCAGCTTGCCTAGCTTCATCACTCCACATTTTCTCGATAGTATCTGTGCCACGTCCCGCAAGGAACGGATCGAGTGAGGATGCGCTTTTCTCGCCAGGCCAACCACCTGTTTGCTCGTGTTCGTACCACGCGCAGAACGCATTCGGATCATCAGGCTTCGCCTTTGGCACGATGCGATCCATGCAGTCAGTGAAGTCACCGCTGCCCTTTGTCGTCTCTTCTTTCGGCTCCGGTGGTTTCTTCGGGCCGTGAATCGTGATGTTGATGTCGCCCTGAGCGAGGGTGCCTTTCTGAGTGGAACCACACGTGCCACCGCAGTAGGCACACTTTGCTACTGATTCCTCGACGCGGAATCCAAGAAATGCGTCACCTTTGAGCATTACTCGTCCTCCTCGTCGTCATCGTCATCGTCATCGTCGTCCTCGTGCTTCTTCAGACCTTCAGCCGCGTCAGTACGATCAGGAGCGGTACCGAACAACGGATCATCATCATCGTCGTCGTCCTCGCCTTCGACCTTCTCTTCGTTGCTGCTTGGACCGAACAGGTTATCGGCTCCGTTTCCAGGAGAATACAATCCAGGCTCGCCCTCGAACTCGCCGTCGTCATCGCGTCCAGGCGAGTACACAGTGGGTGCACCCACATTAGCGTCGGTGGCAACAGGCGAAACCGCGTCGTCCATGTCGGCTGTCTCGTTCCGCTGCTCCATCGTCTCGTCAGTCGAGAACGACTCACGAACAGCGTTGTCAGGCGGACCAGCCATTGTACCAGGTGACGGCTTCACGCCGCCAATTTTACCGGGCGCAGACTGAGTCGGATCGAACTCAGCGTTGTCAGGATGAAGAAACGAATCTTCTCTGTACCAGGGTGCCATTACGAAACCTCCTCTATGACGAACGTGTCCTTGAGGACAACGCTCAGGGTCATCTCGGTGACACGGAGAACACGATAGCCCGCCGCTGTCAGTATGCTGTCTCGATTAACGTCTCGTTCCTTTTGCCCAGGACGAGAATGCCAATACGTTCCGTCATATTCCAGAACGAGCCGCATCGACGGAATGTAGAAGTCAACCAGGAAACCTTCAAGTTCACACTGATAAACGTAATCGACACCGCGCGCATCGAGCCAACCTCGGATGTAGTGCTCGGGCAGGACG